GAAGACCACGAAGGAAACACCAGCACGCGGCAGATCGGCGGTGAGCAGTGAGTCGCGAACTCGACGACCTCGCGCACCAATGGTGCATCGCCAAGGCCGAAGAGGCGAACGCGGTGGCGCATCGCCGTACCATCGAAGACCGCCTCGTGGAGCTGCTCGCGCTCGACGAAGGCAAGGAAGGCACGACCAACGCCAAGACCGAGCAAGGCTACGCGATCAAGGTCGTCGGCCGCATGAACCGCAAGGTTGACGCCGAGCGCCTTCAGGAACTCGCCGCCGAGCACGGCCTCTCCGAGCACCTCGGCTCGCTCTTTCGCTGGAGCGCCGACATCAACGCCGCAGCTTGGAAGAGCGCAGCGCCGACCATCACCGCGCCGCTTCTCGGCGCAATCACGACGACGCCCGGACGGCCGTCGTTTTCCATCACTGCACCCATCAAGAAAGAATCCTGAATCATGGCATCATTCGACTTCAACCCGTCCGACGTTCCCGCCACCGAGAAGTCTTTCGAGGTGCTCGCCCCCGGCTGGTACACCGCCAGCGTCACCGGCGCGGAGGTCAAGCAGACCAAGAGCGGCACCGGGCAATACTTGCGCGTCGAGTACACGATCTCGGGGCCGTCCGGCGCAGGCCGCAAGGTCTGGTCGAACTACAACGTCAGGAACGAGAACCCGAAGGCCGAGAGCATCGGGCGCGAGCAGCTCGCGGAGCTCTGCCGCTGCGTCGGGCTCGCGCGTGTCAACGACACCGACCAGCTCCTCGGCTGCAACGTCAGCGTCAAGCTGAAGGTGCGCGACGCCGCCAACGGTTACGAGGCGTCCAACGAGGTGCAGGCGCACAAGGCCCTCGAAGGCTCCGCGCCGCCTGCACCCGCAAAGGCTGCTGCCGCGCCGAAGGCCGCGCCGAAGCCGCCCTGGGCGAAGTGACGCACGCCGCGCAGTAGCGCGAACAAGGTGAGGGGCGCGGACGGAAGGCGTTCGCCCGCGTCCCTCGCCGTTTTGAATAGCACAGGAAGGCAGAGATGAAGATCCCCGAACCCCAGAACACCATTGCCGCCCTCATCGACGCGGCGCACGAAGCGAAGCGCGCATCGCACAAGGAGTGCTTTCGTCCGCACATGGGCGCCTCGACGCTCGGCGAAAAGTGCGAGCGTAAGCTCTGGCTCTCGTTCCGCTGGGCCGTGCGCGAGCAGTTTCCAGGCCGCATCCTGCGCGTGTTCCGCCGCGGGCACCGCGAGGAGGAGACGGTCGTCGAAGACCTGCGCGCCATCGGCATGAAGGTGCGCGCGACGGGATCCGACCAGACGCGCGTGGAGTTCGGCTCGCACGTCAGCGGGTCCATCGACGGCATCATCGCCGCAGGCGTGCCAGATGCCCCGAAGGCTGCGCACGTCTTGGAGATCAAGACGCACGCTCGCAAGTCGTTCGACTCGGTCGAGAAAGAGGGCGTCGAGAAGTCGCAACCGAAGCACTTCACGCAGATGCAAGTGTACATGCGCGGCACCGGCGTCGACCGGGCGCTCTACGTTGCAGTCTGCAAGGACGATGACAGGCTCTACACCGAGCGCGTGCGCTACGACCGCGAGCACGCAGAGCGAGCCATCGAGCGCGGACAGCGCATCGCCCTCGCCGACGAGATGCCGCCGCCGATCTCGACTGACCCGACGTGGTACGAATGCAAGTGGTGTAGTGCGCACGACCTCTGCCACGGCTCGAAGGTCGTCAAGGAGATCAACTGCCGAACCTGCGCGCACTCGACCGCCACGCCGGAAAGCGTTTGGACCTGCGCAAAGCATGGCGAGAACGTCATCCCGACGGACTGGCAACGCGAGGCCCATGACTGCCACGCGCTGCACTTCGATCTCGTGCCATTCGAGTTCGTAGGCGTGCGGGACTGGGCGATCGTCTTCCGCATCGACGGCGCAGAAGTCGTCAACGGCCCCGGCGGCTTCAGCTCGGCCGAGATCGTCGCGAATCCCAGCGCGTGCGTCGACCCTGACGTGGTGCGGCTGCGCACGAAGTTTGGCGGAAGGATTCTCGCGTGAGCGTCACTCTCCGCGAGTACCAACAACGCGCCATCAACCAGCTCTACTCCTGGTTCGAGTCGCACCCGAGCGGGCACCCGTGCCTCGTGCTTCCGACGGGCGCGGGCAAATCGCACATCGTCGCCGCGCTTTGCCGCGACGCGCTCACGAGCTGGCCGGAGACGCGCGTGCTCATGCTCACGCACGTCAAGGAACTCATCGAGCAGAACGCCGAGAAGATGCGTCAGCACTGGCCAGGCGCCCCCATGGGCATCTACTCGGCGAGCATCGGACGGAAGGAACTCGGCGAGCCCATCACCTTTGCGGGCATCCAGTCGATTCGAAAGCGCGCCGCCGAGGTCGGTCACGTTGATCTCGTCATCATCGACGAGTGCCATCTCGTCAGCCACAAGGATGAGGGCGGATACCGCACCTTCATCGCCGACCTCGTGCGCATCAACCCTGCGCTCCGCGTCGTCGGTCTCACCGCGACGCCGTACCGTCTCGGGCACGGCCTCATCACCGACGAGCCTGCGCTCTTCGCCGACCTCATCGAGCCGGTGAGCATCGAGGAACTCGTGCACAAGCGCCACCTGGCCCCGCTGCGCTCGAAGGTCACGCAGGCGAAGCTCGACACGGCGGGCGTGCACAAGCGCGGCGGCGAGTACATCGAATCCGAACTGCAAGCGGCGGTCGACACCGCCGACAAGAACGCCGCCGTCGTGCGCGAGGTTCTCGCGCTCGCAGGCGACCGAAAGAGCTGGCTCTTCTTCTGCTGCGGCGTCGAGCACGCGAAGCACGTTTGCGACGCACTACAGGCCGAAGGCGTCGCCGCTGCGTGCGTGACAGGCGAGACACCGAAGGCCGAGCGTCAGCGCATCCTAGCGGCGTTTAAGCGCGGAGAGCTGCGCGCCCTCACGAACGCAAACGTCCTCACGACGGGGTTCGACGCACCGAACATCGACCTGATCGCGATGCTTCGCCCGACGCTCTCGCCGAGCCTCTACGTGCAGATGGCGGGGCGAGGGCTCAGGCCGAAGGCGCACACCGATCACTGCCTCGTGCTCGACTTCGCTGGCGTCGTCGCAACGCACGGCCCCATCACCGCCGTGCAGCCGCCGGACAAGGCTGGCGAGGGCGACGGCGAGCCACCCGTGAAGGTCTGCGACGAGTGCGGCGAACTCGTGCACCCGACGGCGCGCGTGTGCCCATCGTGCGGCTTCGAGTTCCCGCCGCCGAAGGAGAAGAAGTTCGCGCTCAGGAACGACGACATCATGGGCGCTGAAGGCTCGGATCTCATCGTTACCGAGTGGGACTGGCGTAGGCACGTCAGCGCGTCGAGCGGCCTCGAAATGCTGCGCGTGCGCTACTACGGCGGGATCGCCGAGAAGCCCATCGACGAGTACCTGACGATCGCGCATCCTGGCTACGCTGGCGACAAGGCGCGCCGCTCGCTCGCGACCATCGCGCAGAGCGCAGGCACATCGCCAGGCTGGGCGCTGGAGAACAACATCGACGCGATCGCCGCTGCGATGAACGATGCGAAGCCGCCGAAGGTCGTGACGTTCGAGCGTGACGGGAAGTTTTTCAGGGTACGGAGGCGCGAATGGTGAAGCTGAAGACGATTCAAGAGTGGCGCTCGGTCGTGAATAATCCGCCGCGCTGCTGCGTGAACTGCGACAACTACGTCAGCCAATTTGGCGACTGGGAAGAAGGTGCAAGATGCAGACTGTTCGAGCAAAGCCCGCCGCGCGAGTTCGCCGAAGCCGAAAACGGGTGCCCGGCATGGCTTCAGCTGATCCCATTCTGAGAGTCCCCACCGAGCACGAAGAGCAACGCAACCTCGTGCGATGGTTCCGCCAGACGTTCGGTCTCGTCGGCGTGCGCATCTTCGCCATTCCAAACGGTTCGCAGCGCAGCCGAACGACCGGCGCGAAGCTGAAGGCCGAAGGCGTCAGCGCCGGAGTGCCTGACCTCTTCATCCCGGCCTTCTCGCTCTGGATCGAGATGAAGCGCTCCGAGGGCGGAAGCGTGTCCGCCGAACAACGCGACTGGCACACTTACCTGCGGAGCATCGGCCACACGGTGCTCGTTTGCCGTGGCTTTTCCCACGCGAAAGAAGAAATCGAAGCCTTCGTGAGAAAGATGTAGACGAGAGTTCTTTTCTCTCGTAGAACATCACTCGTCGACGCAATCGCGACGACGCCGCCGGACGGGCGGGGAACTGAGAAAGGCAACGACGATGAACAAGGTTACTCTTCACCGCGACGGTTCGATCAGCTTTTGGTCGGTCTACAACCAATGCTGGACGCGCACCGTGCGCGTTTCCGACCGCGAGCTGGCCGCGATGCACGCCGACGACCGCAAGCGCTGCCAGCGCCAGATGGCGCGCTACAACGCCGCGACCGAGGCCCTCTGATGAGCATCCTCACCATGACCATCGCAAACCAGCTGGCGGACGACGCCTGCGGCCCCGTCTGGGGCTCGCAGCTCCGCAAGGACACGAAGCGCGGGCGCATCGCTCGTGCGGCTCGCAGCGCCGCCGCTAGCGCGCTGATTCGCCACCTAGGCGACGTTGAGCCGGGTGCGTGGCACTACGCCGCGCCTGGCTTCGACGAGCGTCTCGCGGTGGCGCGTAGCGTCGCAGGCGAGGCGTTCGAGGCGGAGGTCTCTTATTTGAAGGAGCATGGGGCGTGATCGATAGCTCGCCCGACGCTCGCCTCGTCCAAGACGATCTGGTGCGCGAAGTGCGCTGGCTTCTCGAAATGCTTTCGCCCGTCGAGGCGTACGTTCTTCGAAATCGCTTCGGTGTTGACGGTGGCGAAGAGCTTTCACTTCAGGCGATCGGAAATCGTTACGGTCGCTCAGTCGAGCGTATGCGCCAAATCGAATGTCAGGCGTTGCGCAAACTTCATCGGTATTACCGCAACTTGGAAAACGACGAATGAAGACGATCGAAGAACTACGAGCCAAGTTAGAAGTGGTCACGCGCGAAGCGGCGAAGAAGGCGACAACATGAGCGCGGGCTTCGATGTTGTGGACGCTCTCGCAGGCTTGTCAGAGGACTTGCGTAGCGAGGGAGAATTCGTGTCACGGATTCACGATGCCGTGGAGAAATTAAAGCAAGAGCGCGACGAAGCGCGCGCCGAGGTGGGCATGCTGGAAGACCGCTTGAGCGAATCGCGTGCTGAGGTGGACCGCCTCACCGACGAACGCGACGAGCTTCTCGTTCGCGTGGCCGACCAAGGCGCGGAGCTCCGCGCGACGCGGGAGGCATACCGCGATGTCTATCGCCGCCTGTGCGCGCCGATGTGGGAGGAGCCATGATCGACCTCGACGCAATCGAAGCCCGCGCATCGCGCCGGTCAGACTCGTTCGCAGACCGCGAAGAGTTTAACCGCCACGCCCGCACCGACGTGCCCGCGCTCATCGCGCGCGTGCGTGAGCTGGAGGCGGAGTGCGCCGAACTGCGCGCGGAGCCGAACACGTGGGCGGTGCAAAAGTTCTTGCAGATGATTCGCCAGCATGCCGAGCAAATGCGCGCCTACGGCATCAGCTACGAGGGCGTGCGGCAGGTGCTGCGCGAGTACAACGACGGGGATATCTCGTTCGGGAAATTGATGGACTTGATCCGCGCCGCAGCGCGGGCGATGGCGGAGGACATGGCGAAAGAGGCCAAGCCATGACTTCCGACGAAGCCCTGGACGCGATTGACCGGCTTGGGAATCAAGCGCTGCACGTCTTCATCATCATGGTCCGAAACGATTCGTTTCAAGCCGCGTGTGATCACTGCCGCGAACGTCGCGTGCTTTACGACAACACCGCGAGCATCGACGACGTGGTGACGTTTGCGCGCGCACACATCAAGTGCAGAAAGCCAAAACAATGACCCATCGAAAAGACGTGGTGACATGGGCCGATATCATGGCGATGCCGCTCGACCAGATTCCGAAGGGCGACCCATTTGCGCGTGGAAGGGGCCCCGCTGATCCGCTTCGCGCGCAGTCGATGGCGAGTGCGTTGCGTATGCAGGCGCGCAGGCCCTCCGACGATCTGCGCCGCCAAATCGAGGCGATCGATTCGATGCCATGGAAAGAGCTTCGCGACAGCCTACGCCTCGCGCTCGTGGAGCTTGCCGAGGTGAAGCCAGCGCTTCACGACGCGCTGTGCGAGCGCGACAAGCTCCGCGCCGAATGCGCCGCGCTTCGCCGCGAGATCGCCGCGCTCATGGACGACCACTGATGCGAGTGCGCCTTCCGCCCCTCGAAGTGGGCCACCGACACCACCACCTCGTCTGCATCAGCGTTCGCCCCGTCATCCTGCGGTGCGACTGCGGCACTGAGTTGCGCAAGCGCACGCTCTCTCACCTGCAAAGCGGCATGAAATCGTGCGGCTGCGTCTTCCGCGCATCGCAGGCGAGGCGCCTCTCGTCTCAGCTCGACGGCCTCGGGTTCGAGGCGGTTGCGTACCACGAGGGACCGAAGCAACGCTATTCAACGTGGGACGTGCGCTGCGTGCGCTGCGGCGAGGCGTCGACCATCTCCGACACGCATCTGCGCTTCGGGCGCATCCGAGGGAGGTGCGGCAAATGCCCGCGCGACTAGACCTGACCGGGCAGCGCTTCGGCCTGCTCACCGTCTGCGAGCCAGCGCCACGCCCTGCAAGCGACCGCAAGGGCAACACCTGGTGGGCGTGCGTGTGCGAGTGCGGCGAGCGCGTCACCGTTCGCGCGACGCACCTACGCACGAAGCAGACGCGCTCGTGCGGGTGCGTGCGACGCTTCGACCTGTGGGGGCATCGCTTCGGTCGTCTCGTCGTAGTCGACCGCTCCGCGAAGCAGCTCGACGGCCTGAGCCGCTGGGTGTGCGAGTGCGACTGCGGCTCGCCTGCCGTCCTCCGCGATGCCTGGCAACTTCGATCCGGTGACACAATCTCATGCGGCTGCGCGCTCAGGGAGGCGCAGGCGAAATTTGGAGAGCGCGCGACAGTCGCGCGAAGAGGGCGACGACATGACTGACCATGACACGATCGCCCGCATGGCGATCCGCCTCGCGAGGGGCTACCGACAAGGGTGGGCGATTCGAATCCCAAAGACGCACGGCGTCGAATGGAACTGGACGACGGCGAGTGAGTACGCGCAGGTCGGGAGAAGCCTTCCGACGTTTGACCGCACTGCTGGAGTTATCAGCTACGCGACGAACAAGATGCGGTGGACACTGAGCGTCGACGGTGACATCGAGGTCGAAATCGACTCGCAGTCTGGCCTCGCCTGCTCGATCGAGGCGACGCGCTGCGGTGGAGCGAACGGCGCTGCGACGCCCTGCATCGTCGCTCGGGTGCCGGACCTCGACGGCCTCAGCTCGCACGACCTCTGGAAGGTCGACGTAGCGATCACCTCGCTTGCCTGCGGCCCCTGGAAGCCGCTCCACAATCTGCCTCCGCTGCGCGTAGTCGGCGACGTGATTCGGCTCCCTTCGACGCCCTGCGCGCTCGTCTACGTCGGCGACAGGATCACCGCGCGAAGGCCGGATGACATCTCGTCGAATCACCCGTTCGAGGAGCATCTCGCCGAGTTTGGAAGGCGCGGCGGCTTCAGGAAGTGGGAGAGGCTGCTTGTTCGAAAAGTGACGAAGGAAGGCGTGTAGAATGGAACCGATGGGAAGTTTTGCAGAGTGGAAGTGCGCCGCGTGCGGCGTCGTGCGCAACGTGCCGACACGCGAGGTCGAGGCGGTGAAGCGCCGCCGAAGGCGCGCCGTCGACTGGCCGACCGGGTGGACGTACCGGGCGACCGGACGCTTCGGGCTCGTCGTCTGCGACCGCTGCACGCAGCGCGAGGAGGCGACGCCATGAGCCTTCCAAGCATCCGCCGGCGAGGCCCAGACGGGCGCGTTCACGCGAGCGCGTCGGCCTACTGCGAGAGCTGGCGACGCGAACTTGCGCCGCTCGTCGAGCTGACCGGGTGGGCGATCCATTCGTTCGGGCACGAGTGCGCGAAGCTCGTCTCGCCGGACTACCAGCACACGCAGGTCATCGACCTTGCGTTCGCCGAGGCCCTGCGCGGAAAGCTGCCGAAAACTTTACCCGCCGACGCGAGCGCGCGAAAGTAGTCGCATGAAGGCACGCTACACGCTCCGACCGCAAACGACGCAAACGCAACTGCGCGGCATGAGACCGCCCGTCTACGCCCTGCGCTTCGAGCTTCCCGAGCCCCGCAGGGGGATGATTCGGGCGTTCTTGCTCGACGTGCTCGCGGCGACGCTGGCCGTCACCGCTGGGCTAGCCCTCATGGTCGACGGCTAGCGACGAGCGCCGAACCTGCCCGTCATCGCACCGACGAGCCACACGAGGAGCCGCACCCACCAGGGACGCGGCTCTTCGTCTCTCGTGAGGCCGATGCCGATCTGCGGAAGCGTGGCCACGGGGGGCGCTTCGCCCACCGGACGCGGAGCCTCATCCCTGGGCGCTGATGGGGCCATGGCGGGGCTTTCGGGCTCGGGAGCAGGCACACTCGCCGCGACGCTGACAACGGGCTCAGTGGGCGGCATGGGCGTCACTGGCGCGGGGTCGGCGGGCATGGTGCGCGTGTACTCGCGAGCGAGGCTGCGCACGGACGCGCGGTAGGCGTCGGCGTCGCCCGTGAAGTAGCCGAGGCGGTGGCACTCGGTGACGTAGGCCTCCGCGTCGCGCGTGCCGACGGCCACCTCGACGGCGGAACGGTAGCGACCGAGGAGGAAGGCGACGTGGTGCTCAATCGCAGCGTCGAGGCTCTCGAAGGCGACGAAGCGATTGACAGGATGCTTGCCCTTGAAGCGCAACGTCCACAAGTCGCCGGAGCGCTCGACGAGCTCGACGGCCGAGTCTTGCGGCACCTCGTCGAGATACTTCTGCGCGGTGCGCATCGGCAGGCGCTCCGTCGTGGCAAAGTGCTGCCAGCATCCAGGCCAACTCTTCGAACACTTGATGCCGCCGAGGTTGTAGTTCATCACGCTCTTGAAACGCCCCGTCTCCAGGGCCATCTGCCCAAGCATGATGGCGACGGCTTCACGCGGTGGCGGTGCCCCGAGCTGCGCGGCAAGCTGAAGGCGCAGAGCGAGGAAGACTTCGGCGGCTTGCACCGGCGTCGCCCTAGCAGGTAGCTCGCGCGCGGTCACGTCAGCCTGCGCAACGCAGCTTCGAGCCGTCGACGGTCGAGGCCCTGCGAGTTGAGCGCCGCGATGCTGATGGCCGATTCAAGTTCCGGGTCGGCGTCGCACGCTGCGCGCAGGAGCATGTTTGCGATCTCGGCAGGGTCGAGCAGCCGCGCCGCGACGACCGCCGCCTGGCTCTCGGGCATGAGCAGCTTGCCGTCGTCGAAGCGAGGCAGCTGACCGATGGCGTCCTCGACCTTCGCAACGACAGTGATCACCGTGTCGAGCCACGTCAGCACGTTCGCCGCCGTGCTCATCGCGCACCTACGTCGTTCGCGCACGAGCCAGTGAGGAGGCCGCGCTTCACCACGCCGTAAGCGGTCGCGCACGCCGCAGCAAGCTGACCGTCCCCTTTGTCGAGCGCGGCCTTCGCGCAGTCCCCGTCAAGCGTGATCGCGTCTGACGCGACGCGGGCGCACGGAGAGCCGCAACCGGCGATCGCGCTCGGGACCACGAGCAGAGCGAAGAACTTCACGAACGTCTGCATCACTTGCCTCCTTCCGTCATCTCGCCGAGAGCTTGAACCATCTTCACGGGGTCGACGCCGACCGATCGCATGAAGCGCGTGAACGCTGCGAAGCGCGGCGTGCGCTCGCATCGCTCGACCCATTGCTCAGGCGTTCGCGTGCGGAGAAGCACATTCAGCACGCCGGAAACGACGGGCCACCAGACGGCGACCTTCAGCGCAAGGGCTTCCATCACTGCACCTTCGTCTCGACGACGGCGACGCGCTGCGAGAGGTCGCCGAGTTGCTTCGAGTGCGCTTGCAGGTCGGAGCGAAGCTCCTTGCGCATCTCGTGAATATCGTCGCGGATCTGCTTCATCGCTTCGGCCATCGCGTTAAACGAACTCGCGAGCTTCGCAGCCTCGGTGCGTGTGCCGACGTAAACGCCGACGATGGAGCCGCCGAGAGCGAGGAGCCCGATCAGTTCGCCGATTCGGATGCTGTCCATGTCAACCTCTTACGTCAGACGCCGAAGACGGTCCAGTTGGCTCCGTTCCAAATGACGAAGCCAGAGAAGACGCCGCCGCCTGCGGCAACGGCACCAAAGGTAGGTGCTACCGATAGGTTAGTGCAGCGCGCCATCGTGCCGATGGGAGGGCCAGCGGGAAGGTTTGCAAACGTCGACGACGGCACGCCGGGACCGACCGAGAAGCCATCGGTTGCGCTCGTCGGGTCGGTGCCCTTGATGCGGAGATTGCCCGTCGACGAGTCGACCCAGAGACGCCAGCCGCCAAGCTCGAAGACTTCGTTAACGCCAGCGCCGAGCAGGCGAAAGCGAAAGGCGTTGACGCTGCCGCCGACGGTAAACGTCGAGTACCCACCGCCGAAGCTCATCGTCGTAGGGCCGACGTACGACGCCGAACGGCTGAGGAAGACAGATCCGCCATCGGGCAGAACCTGCGTCGTTCCCGCGCTCGCGTCGACCTTCGCGCCAAACAGCTTCGAGCAGTTGACGATGCGGGTGATCAGCGCCGACGCGGTGAGCGAGTACGCCGTCGAGCCCGTGCAGTCGATCGAGCAGCCGTCGAGGCTGAGGTCTTCGCAGGCGTTGCCATAGACACCGACGACAGACGATGCGGAGTTTTGCCCAACGAACGTGCAGCCGTAGGCGAGGCACGCGGTCGACGTGCCCACGCCGCCGTCGAAACTAAGGTGCCGCGCAGTCGTGGTCGACGTCGTAGTCGTGAAGGTGCATCCGAAGAGGCGAACGTCTCCAGCGCCATCAAGGACGTTGACGTTGTGCACCGCGTTCGAGCGGAAGCCCGCGCCGGTCGCAGTCACGCCGCTCGGGGCCGCGCCGCCGTCTGCTGCGACGTTGAGCCCGTGGCGAAAGTTCGACTCGAAGGTGCCGCCGACGATGGTCGTGAAGAAAGCCTCTTGGCCGACGAGCACGCCGTCGAGGCCGCAGACGCGCGCCCATACGTCGTTCAGCGCGTTGTGCGCGCCGCGCTGGAGCTTGATGCCGTTCGTGCCGCAGCTAAGTAGCTCGATGCGCTCGAAGATGCTCTGCGACGTGTAGTCGCAGAAGATGCCGTCGCCGGAGCCGACGGTGCCCTGGATCGTCAAGTCGCAGACGTGCAGCGACACGTTGTAGAAAAGCAGGTTGCCGATCGACGTGATGCAGGGGCCTTGCCCGTAGTTGTGGATGATTGCGTTGCCGCGACCAGCGCCGCGAAGCGTCTTCGACGCTAGGACGTTGGGGATCTGAATCGCCCCGTTCGTCGTCGTTCCGTCGTTCGAGACGCGGTACGCGCCCTCGGGAAAGAACACGTCATCCGCCGCTGCAATCGCCGCGTTGATGGGCGCGGTCACGTCGATGAGCAGCGTGCCCGCTTGCACGTCGGCGATCTGCGCCGCCGTCATGAAGTCGAAGACGGACACCGACTCTTGCAGCTTGCTCGTCAGCGTGCGCGTCGTCGAGCCGATGCCGCCTTCGGTGTAGTCTACACGGTCGGCGCTGATGCTGCCCGTCGTCGACGCGAGCGGGATGCGCACCGTCGAGTTGAGCGACGAGAAGACGAGCGTGTTGTCCGACTGGTTGACCGCGATCGAGAAATCATCGGCGTTGACGTAGAGCCGGCACGCCGCGCCCTGGTACTGCGGGAAGCCGTTGAGCGTGCGCACCGGTTGCGCCGCTGGAATCGTCAGCGCCGCGTCGACGTAGACCGGGATGGGGTTCGACTGCGCAGGGAAGCCAGCCGCGCCGAAGTAGAGAAACCCCGCGTCGAGCGGCTGGCCGTCGCGGTCGCTGAACGTCGGAAAGGGCTCGGAGACAGAAAAGGCGCTCATGGGGTCGGTTGCTCCTCGGGTGTCGTCGTGCGCGCGGTCATTGCGCCGCTGATGCGCTTCAGAATGGCGGCTTCTTCGGGGCTGCCGACCTTCGTCGACGGGATTCGTAGCAGAAGATTGCGCACCATGGGCGACTCGTAGAGGCGAGCCATAAGGCCAGCGCCGCCGAGGGCTGCTGCGCCGCCGAGCGCGCTTCCGCTGACCTGGCCAGCTGCAAGCGCAGTGACAGCAGGCACGGCTTGCTGACCCGTGTTCGTCATCACGCCTGCCTCAGCAGCGCGGCGCGTTGCGCCGAGCACGCGCGTGAGCCCTTCGATGCGCCGCTTGTCATCGCCCTTGAAGAAGACGCCAAACTGAGGCCCGAGCTTGTCGACTTGCGAGACGAACCGCTCGACGCTCAGCACGTCGTTCGTCGTAGCCTTCTCTGCTGCGTGAGCGAGCAGTGCGGCCTTTGCGTTCTCTCGCCCTGCGTCGCTCAGGTTGCGGTAGAGAAGCCGCACGTCGCTTGGCTTCGACGAGAAGAGGATTCCGCGAATCGCCTCCGGCGTTTCGGTGCCCTTTTCGAGCGCAGACTTGAGCGCGCCAGTCTTGAGTTCGCCAGCCATCGACGCGAGTTTCTTGTTCGCGTCGGTCCACTTCGCAACGTCTTGCGGCTGTCCGTTGTCGCGGATGAAGGCGCCCATGTCGTCGCGCAGTGCGCCGTAGATGGAGGAGAGTGCCTTCTCGCCAGTGCTGCGAACGCTCGCAAGTTCCGGGGCTTTGAACGCCTCGCCAAGCTGCTTGCGCAAGTCTTCGATGTTCGTGAGGTTTTGCCCTTGAATCGACTGCTTCCAGTCTTCGAGGCGCTCGATGACTGGGCGGACCTCTTTGGTCTTAAGCCCCGTCAGCTTGCTGATTTGCTGATCGATTGCCGCGATTGCGCCGGGAACCGGAACGGTGCCAGCCTGCGAAAGCCGGTTGATCACATCGGTCTTCTGCGATGCGTACTTGCTGAGCGACCCGCCGCGCGTTGCCTGGAGATCGGCCATCACCGCATCGGATGCCTGCGCAGCGGAGCTTGCTCCAAAGTCGTTGAGAACGTCACGCACTGCGCTGATGCGCGCTTCCTGCTGCGCTTGACGCACGGGGCCAGTGCCGACAACAGGCACGCGCTCGCCGAGCGACTGCGCAGCCTTGCCAACGAACGTGCGCGGCGGCGCAACGTCGCTTGTCATCAGAGGGATGCCGGCCTTCTCGGCTTCGGTCACGAGGGCGCGCTCGGCTGCGCTCGCCTGCGCTGCCGGAATGACTTGCGTGCGTGCGGCTCGGGAGCCAGCCATGCCGCCGATGAGCGCCGCAGCAGCCTGGCCGGCGGCCCCGAGTCCTAGTTCGGATGCCGCCTGCGCCGCGAGGCCGGAGCCAACGCCGCCCGCAAGCTGCGTCGCTGGCTGTTCGGCGAGCATCGCACCAGCAGCCTGCGCAACCGGGGCGGCGCTCTTCATGAGCGCCTGGCCTGCGCCGACGCCGGTAGCCACGTCTGCCGCGCTGCCAGCCGCCGACTGAAAGAGCCGCTCGATCGCCGTGGTTGGCTCTGCGACGCCTGCGCGCGTCATGAGTTCGTTCAGCTTCTCGACGAACGGCTGATCGACGCCGAGCACCTTCGACGCTAGGAGAGCGCCGCCGCCAAGCGCTGCGCCAACAGGTGCAGCAACCCCGACGAGCGGTGCCGCAAGCGCGCCCGCGCCCGCCAGGACGGCAGCAGGGGCGATGCCGCGCGAGATTGCGCCACCAATGCCCGCGAGCGTCGTCTCAGGCTCTACGACCTGCCCTGCGCCCTCGGGAAGCCCCGTAGGCGTGCCTGCGCGCGGCGTTGCGTAGGTCGGCTCGATGCCGACGGGCGCGGCGGGTCCGCCGCCGTACTTCGTGTAGGATTCGCGCGCTTGCTCGAATTTGGTCGGAGGCGCTGCGGCGGGAGCGGCGGCGCGCGGAGTCTTTGCTTGCGCCGCGTAGGCCCTCTTTGCCGCCGCACCGATTTGCTCAGGCGTCGCGTTGTCGGGGCCTTCGAGCTCCAGAATCGACCCGTCGGGGGCTTGCACTTCGTAAGTGGCCATCAGCGTCGACCCTTGAACGTGAACCCATCACCGAGCGACATCGACGGCATCATCGCCGGAGCCGCCTGCGAAACCTGCGGCGGAGCCTTCGAGACTTGCGGGCCTGCTTGCGCTGCTGCCTGCTGCGGCTGCTCCTCTTCTGGCGCAGACAGGAAGATGGCAGACGGTTCGAGGTTAAGACGCTTCGCTTCGGTCGTGTACTGCGTACGAATGCGCGAGCCCTCTTTCTTGTATCCTTCGTAAATCTTTGCGCCCTGCGAACGGAAAGACGTGCGCTGTTCAGGGTTCAGCCGTTCGCCGCTCTTCAACTTGTTCCACTGATTGCGAATCTGGTCGGGGACACCCGCCGCGTTCTGCGCGTTTGCGAACTCGCTCTCTCGCACCGCAGAGCCAGGGTCGAGCATCTTCATGTAGTTGAAGATCAGCGCAAGGTCGCCAGCGGCGTCGTCCTGTGCTGAGTTTAGGCGGTCGTACGAACGACGCATCTCCGTGATCGGCTTCATGGCGTCGTTGAAGTTGTCGCGCAGCTTGCCCTCGACGCCGATCTGATCTTTCAGCGAGAGCGCTGGCTTCGCGGCGACGCCGCCTGCGCCGATGGGCTTCGGCTTCAGCTTGTCGACTTCGAGTTGTTCGCGAAGCTCGGCGAACTTCGCCTTTGCCTCCGCGATCTTTGCGTCCGAGTACGCCTTCAGATTCGTCGAATCTTCGAGCATCCGGTCTCGTCGCTGGTCTTCGAGCTTGACGAAAGTTTCGTTGTACTTCTCCGGCCCCATCGCCATCGCAACCGCCGTGTTGAGGCTCGTCTGCGCTGCGTTGAGGTCGCCGTAGAGGACGAGGTTCTTCTGCACGTCGGCTGCGTCGGCCTCGCGCGTCTTGCCCGCGTTGCGGAGCGCTGTCACTTGGCTGTTGAGTAGCTCGCCAGCGGTGATGCGATCGCCCGCGTTGATTGCGGCGACGATTGGCTGAATCTCTGAGACCTTCGCCTCGCGCTCCTGCGTGCTGAGATTCGCGAACGGCGTCTTAAGCTGCTCGACGGCCTCCGGGTATTTCACCATGAGCTCGTTAAGGCTCTTGGACGAAAAGCCCTCTGCGCCGAGCTTGCCGAGCTCGCCCTGAAACTCACGAGCGCGCTGCGCCTTCGCCTGAAGCGCCTGGTTTTCAAGAAGCGTTTGCTGCTTCTGCGCCGCCATGAGGTCGGCGCGCTCCATCATGCCGCCGAGCTGGATGCCTTGCTGAAGGCCGCCGGTTACGGCGCTCGTCGGATCTGGGAGCTGAAGTGTAAAGTCGAACGGTTGCGCCATGATCATGCCCCTGGAAATGCGAGGTTGCGCTGCGCTTCGGTCATCGAATTGTAAGCGTTAGCTGCGGACTGACTCACTCCGCCACCAGCAGGCGCGCCCCCAGGCGTAGGAGATGGCGCACCGCCGAACGGCCCGCGACCCATCGCCCCGAGCCCGCCGAGCGTGCCGAGTGCGCCACCGACGCCGCCGAAGAGGTTCGCCATTCCCTGCCCCTGCGCCATCGCTGCACCGGCCTGCGCTTGCCCCATAGCGCCAAGCTGACCCATGACGCCCTGCGTGCCTTGCTGCCCGTAGCCTGCTGCGCCAAGCGCGCCCTGCTGGCCCATCGCCGAGAGCCCGCCGAGCTGCGCCATCTGCTGCTGAATCAGCTGCGAGAGCATCGCGGGGCGGAACTGCGCAAGCGCCGCCTGCGTGTTGCCGCCGCGAAGTCCGCCCGTCGCGCTTGCATTCTGCAAGATGGCTTCTTCGCCCTGCTGCACCATCGCCTGGAACTGCGGCGACGATTCAAGCTGCGCGATCGCCGCTTGCTGCGCCTCGGGTCCACCGAGGCCGAGCAGGTTCTGCTGCGCGGTGAGCGCGCCCTGACCCGCTTGCATGTAGGGTGCAAGGAGACGCTCCATCTCGGCCTGCTGGCGACGCTGTTCGGCGATCGCAGCCTGCGACGCTTCGCGCTGCGCGCCCGACGCTTCCTCGGCGGCGCTCTTCTGCGCCATGTAGCCGCCGACCCCGGAGATAACCGACCCGCCGATGACCGCTGTTGCAACCCAACTCATGGAACACCCCTATCAGAGAGCGCGTGCTCTCGCAGCTTATCTACTAGCGCAGCCGCCTCGTTGTGCGCTTGCCACGTTTCGCTTTTGCGGATGAATGCATCCTCAATCTTCGCGAGGTCGCGCTCTTCGGTGGCGTGCACGTTCTGCCAGACGGTTTCGTCATGCGCGATGGCCACTTTGCGCCCAGGCGGTGCGATGAACGTCATTGGGGCAACGAGCGTTGCGACGCCTTCCGCCGTCGCGATAGTCACGCGGCCCTTCAACATGATGTTGACGTGCTCGGTCTTGTGCTCGTGACCGACGACGAGGACGCCTGCGGGGATCGTGATCTGACGGATGTAGAGGCCAGGCGCGAAGAAGTGCTCCTCGCTGCAATCGACTTGCGGAAGGTTGAGCGCAGCTCCTTCGAGCTGCTCAATCTTCTGCGCGTCGTCGTTCGCTCGGGCCTCTGCAAGCGTCATCAATCGCCCTCAAATTCCTTCTCTTCCCACGCCTGGCAGCTGCGCAGGTCGTGGCAGACGAACGAGAACTTCGTGCAGAAGCCACGGAAGCCCGCGCCGACATCGAACGAGTTCCAAGGGATGCGCTCCATCTTGAGCTGCGTCCCCGGCGTGTTGTCGTAGTACTCGCAGTTGGAGCAGCGACGACGGCGCGCTTCGGCCTCGTCGACTTGCATCGTCTTCGCGAGTGCGCGCCAGTACTCGCCGTTTGCGCCGCGCTCGTTCGATGGCTGCTCGGGACCGAGCTGCCAGTCTTGGATGACCATGAGCGTGTTTTTCTTGTTCTCGCTGGTCGATGGGAACGGCTTTTCGACGGGGATTCCGAGCATCATCATGTGAATTGCACTCCATTCGCGGAACCGTAGAGCACGCCTGCGACGCTGCACGAGTACTGCACGACCTCGCCGGGCATGAGCAGCGCGCCGATGACCTCGGGGCAGAGGTACGTTTCGCCCGGAAGAATGGTCTTGTCCTTGATGCGCGGCGACGCGCTAGCAGGGCCAAGCCACACGGAGAGCGTCACGTTCGCCGTGTTCTCGTTCGTGAAGGCCATGTAGTCGATGCGCGTCTTCGCGGCGTTCGACGTGTACGCGGTGCCCTTCACGTTCGGCACGAAGCCGGGGGCGATGATCTGCGAGGGAGTGACGGCCATGCGCGCCTCAAATGTCGTTGGTTACGGTCAGGATAACGGAAGGAATCTCAGGGACAACGCCCGCCGCTGGGAAGTGCTCCATGCGGACCGACACGTTGTTGACGGCGTACACCAGCTCAAAGTAGTCGCCAGGCTTCAGCTCTAGCACCCAGTTCCAGGCCGCGACCAGCTCCGCGTCGTTACCCTGAATCCGCACCTGAGAGGCCGAGTCGGGCACGTCGACGCCGGAGATGCGCGGCCAAATCCACATGATGCGCGCGTTCGGTGCCGTGTTGTCGAGCTGCGCGGAAAACTGGAAGTTGTAGAAGTTGCCGTCGGCGACGTAGATGCGCGAGGTGTTTACCGCGTCGCGCCAGACGCCGCGCTCTACGTCCACCGTGTCGAAGGTGACGGGATAAGCCACGTTCGGCAGCAGGGCCACCTGGTCGACGTTCGAGCTGAACGTCCCGAGCCCCTTGCGCTTCAGCGGCGGCGTCGGCGGCAGCGTCGCCCCGACCATCGCCAGCTCGGAAACGGCGTTTAACGCGCGTTCGGCAGCCTGGGCGATAGCGAGTGCGTTCGATGCCTCGATCGCCCCGTCTTGGGCCAACTGCGCGACGACACCGGCCAGTTTGTTGACGCCTGCGAGCGCCGCACCGGCGTCGAACGTCACCGCGTCGAGGCCCGTCGTCTGAATCTCGTCGACCGTCGAGAAGAGGAGCTCGAATTGACGGATCTGCTCGTGCTCGACGAGGAACTTTGCGAGCTGATCGCGGGTGAGGCCAAGGCGTCGAATCGTCATCACCAGGCCAGCGGTTCGAGGGCGGCTTCGAGGCGCGCGATGGG